CATGAGGCTGTTCGCCAGAGGATTTGCAGTTTCGCCCAGGAATCCACAAGGTACGTGCGCTACAACGAAAACGTGCCTTATATCCTTCCTGCCTGGGCGTCAGCTTCCCACTTGTTTGAAAGTCCGAATGTAAAGAAGAATCAGCTTTTTCTCCGCTCATGCCTGTCTGCCTCCAACATTTATCAAGAAATGCTGGGCAGCAACTATTCTCCGCAGGAAGCCAGGGGAGCCCTGAATAATAACCTGGCCACTTATCTCAACATGAAAACAAACCTCAGAGAATGGTTGCATATCTTTGGCCTTCGTTGTGATCCCGCGGCCCATCCTGATATGCGTGTGATCATGTGTGGCCTCATTGATTGGTTGTTTGCAAATAATGAGCTTTTCCATGGGATACTTAAATTACACTGCCCTTTGCTTGTCAGGCACATTGATTGGTTCCGTAAAACGTATTCAGTAGACACCGTGGAAAATGTCCATTACATAGTACCTTACGTAGATTCTGCCACAGACTACGATATGGGAAATGCCTGGGCAGAGAAATGAATCTTCGCCAAATCATACAGCAGCACGAAAGAGCGGTTACAAAGCCGCCCTTTGGCTATCCCGTAGCCTTGATATCAACCCTAATAAATAAGGTATTGTCCGCAGAGAAAGAAAAGAGTAAGTGGAAGGCTTTGGCTCAAAGGCGAGGAGAGCTTCTGAATAAGATCCATGAGCTTTCTGTACTAACTAAACTTTCTGAGGAGGAGCTTTTGCATGGAGTTGGAAATTCTGAGACAGTACCAGTTGACAGCACACAGGACCGCCATCTACCCGAGAAGAAAAGATTTGGCAGTAATGGGTGACACAGGCGGAGTCATTTACACTACTCTGGGACTTTGTGGTGAATGCGCAGAATATCACCTGGCGTTTACTGAATATCATAAGCAGCCCCACCTGAATAAAAAGGCCGTAGTTAAAGAAGCTGGTGATGTGTGCTGGTATTTAGTTGAATTCCTTGCAGAATTGGATATTCCTGTTGATGTTTTGATCAACTCGGAAGCTTACCAATCTGGCAGGCCATTCAAAAATTGTATGTACTATGCCGGGTGTTGTTCGGAATTGATCAAAAAAGGTATCAGAGATTTCGGAAAAATAAACCCTGAATCCCTCACAAAAATAATTGCTAATCTTCAGTTACTCTGGGCAAGCCTCAATTTTGATATGGGCCTTCTTGGGCTCAACATGGAAGATATTCTGGAAGAGAATAATAAGAAGCTTCTTTCTCGTTTGGAAAGAGGCAAATTACAGGGAAGCGGTGATAATAGATGAGCAAACTTGCCAGGTATTTACCTGTACTTAAAAAGAAAAAGAACGGTGAAGGTTATCGCGCTTCCGTTCACAAAGATCCTTACGGTAAGTACGTTTTGTTTGAAGAACACGCCCGAAAAGTTGCGGCTGTTCAAGCAAAACTCACAGGGGAAGATAAGCTTAGGAAGCGCATACAAGAATTGGAATTAGAAAATATAAAACTTAGATCGTATTTGAACGCATGAATAAGGCCCCTTACGGGGCCTTTCTTTTTTTGCTTCACGAAGTTAATTGGGGCCAAGAAAGTTCGGTTAAGCAGTGAAAGAATTGATATGCGGGCTATCAGAAAGTAGAAACGAAACGAGTAAGCATCTCAACACGATTCAGCCAGCCATTAAGAGCCCAAGATAGTGATCCTGTTCCACGTCGCCTGTACTCTATCCAACGCAGAGTGATCATAGTGTAGGCAAGTGCTGTATGGTTTTCTGTGCGCAGGGCCAGTATCGTATTATTTCCAATGTCACCATCGACCACAAGATATTTTTTCTGTGCCAAACAGTTGAGGGCTTGCTGAAGAAGTTCACCTGCGTCAAGCTTTACATCCCCGGATTTACCCATGCCCATGTTTACGTAAGAATCGCAGAGAACATAACGCAGGATACCGTTACACAAGAACCACCAACGAAAAAGAAATTCAATATAAAATTCTCTAACATGTGGTTCAAGACTCTTAGTATCAGTAACACCCTTATCTACCAGTTTCCAGATAGTAGCGTTGGGGTGGTATTTACGCGAGATACCCCAAGCAGTCTGCTCACCAGGATCTCTAGGATCATGATGAACAACACGACCTTCACGATCCATCAACCACGAAAAAAAAGAATTCCATTCTTTAGAATTCCTCATTTCATTGACAAGTATCATCCGCTCATCGTTGGAAATAAAACGGGTGTCGATCATTTTTGCCTACCTTTTGAATGGTGAATAAGGGGAAACAGTAAGTCGGAAAGTAGGAAAAAAGTTAGGGCATCTTTCACAGGATGTTCTACCTTGGCAGGAATTGTCTCTAGGATCTAAACAACCCATTTTGTGTCCAGTGAAAGAACTTCTGCCACCAATACGAACACCTCGATACATACCACCAGAAGTAAATGAGTTTTTACCGCTGTCTTTTAGTGCTTCTCTGTAAATATCGTCACATACCTCCCTAGCGAAAAGTTTGTTTCGATAAAGCCAATCGTGGATCACTGCTGCCCTTTTTCCTCTGTGCCCGAACAACCAATAGATAATGGGTATTCTGGGCACGGAAGGCCCGTCAGATATGAGTCCGACCGGGGCCACAATTTTTATTCCGTGTTTGATGGAATAGTAAACAAGATTATCAAGCAGAAGAAAGTAGGTGTCATCCAACTGCCTGTTATCGAAAGTAGATAACCACGGCATTACTTAGCTCCTGTAGCGAGTGATTGTAAAAGCAGTTTTAGGATCTGTTCTGTTTGCGTTTTCTGCGACCCTAATCCTCCTTCAACCGTTCCGTTAGCATCCATGTTAAAGTAAACATCACTGAGTTCCTGATCCCAGAAACGCGAGTATTTGGCATTCCACCCGGTGGGGCTAGTTACTTCGAAAGAAGCGCACCCGAACAAAAGAGTGAGTATGAAAATCATAACGTATTTCATTCTTCCCCCAAATATTTTTTCCTTTTTATTTTGGCCTCATTGTCTATTTGCTCTTTAAAATCCACAAAAGCTTCCAACTCTATACCTTCTAAATTTTTAATGTATTCTGTGCACATTTTTTCAAGTATGAGGATCTGGCGGGGAGTGACCCAAGGGGCAAACCCCGCCATATACGCATCAAAGGGGTTGTGTTTTCCGCGTTCAGAGTATTTCATTTAGCTCTCCGCGCCTGCCTCGGTGTGAGCCAGACTTGCCAGCCCAGGGTTACGCGGTCACAATCAAGCACCGTACAAGCCCTCCACTTCTGCTTTCTTCGGCAGCCTGGACCACACCTGTACCGTCAGCAGCGTAGCCGGGGCTGTGTCGCTGAAGGCAAGAGGGATGGAGATGTCCAGCGTCTTGACCGGGACAACCAACACGTTGCTCATGAGTCCGTCAGCATCTTCGTGGACGATGTGCCAATAATACTGCGTCCACGTGGCAAGGCCAGTTTCGTCGAGCGTGTAATCGCCTGTGTCCGTCACCGTGGCGCTATCGTCCGCGCCACTCTTGATGTCCGCCGCCGCCATCACCGTGGCGCTTTCGGACAGCACGCCATAGATGGCCCCGCCTGCCGTGTCGGTTGTGACTGTCGCGGATACTGCGGAGGTTGAGGATGCGGCTACGGTTGCCGAGATTTCTGGGTAAACGATGGCCGGGGTTGTGATCGCGCTCGTCGAGGCAACATCGGACTCAAGCCCCGCTCCATTAATCTGCACAAAATGCACATAGTAGGTTGTTTCAGGGTCAAGCGCGGGCAGGCTGATACTCTGCTCACCGTCAGTCGTGACACTCTGCGAGAGAGCGGCCTTGACCGTCGCTGCGGATTCTGTGGCGTTGGTGGAGGCCAAGAAATACAGCGTGCCGTTGCCGTCATCGGTGCTTACGCTTGCCGTGGCGGTTGTCGGGCCTGTGGCGTTTGCCGTGGGGCTGGTGAGGACGGGGGCGGTGTCGTCTGCGGAGCCAACATCCATTGCACCTATATCCACGCCCAGATAGCCCGTTCCTGCAAGCTCGGCGGTTGTTGGGACGTAGCCAGCCCGCACCCACGATACGAGGTCCGGCACAGTTACACCAGATGCCGTGCCATTTTGTGTCTTTGTAGCAGCGTCATATCCGTTGATCGCAAGCAACAGGTCTATGGCCCCCTGCACAGTGCCATCTGCACCTCGCGCTGCACCCCATGCCGCCAGATTGCGAGTTGAGTCAACAAAAGTAGGGGCAGAGGGAAGGATCACATCGTTTGCGGTCAGGTCCGTGGTTGCGCTGGCGTATGCGTAACGCGCTCCGCTGCCAGCACCAAATGTCGCATTATGTCCGACAAGTTTCATCCCATCATCGACGGTGGATGATCTTTCGCAAGCAAGAGCCGCAAATATATCAGAATGTGGCGTTGTCTCCCATACTGCAAGATTGCTGTGCGCCGTAACTTCTCCTGGGTATGCTACAACAGCCTGCTCAAACGACACTAGCGCAGGAGAGTCATCACCAGATTGCCCGTATTGTGTGTTGCGTACTACAGATAACCCGTTCGGCGCTGCGCCAACAGCGTAAGCTCTAGACAGCCACGGCTGTATATAGCCAATCTGTACGTTTTCGTACGCCTCTATCCTGGTCGGGCCAACAACTATTGGATTCCCGGCGCTGGCAGCAGCGATTTCAAACACGTTTCTGCCGACATGGTGCGTTGCATCAGCGTTTGCTGACGTTGCGTTTGAACCAAGAGTAAGCGCGCGCAGGTTCTCAATTTCCATGTAATAGTACGAGTCTTCATACGTACCATTTCCACTGGTGGAGTCGTCCTCAACTACAAGTAGCGTTGTTGCCGCAGGCGCATCGCGCAACGCTGCAAATGTGCTGACAAAATTTAGGTTTAACGTGTTTTTTGTCCGCGTGACAACATTATACTCGTCAAACACTGTACCCGAAAAATCAACAGTAGAGCCACCAGCATAAAGAGTCAGTGTTTTTAGCGTGCTGGCCGAAAATGTACTGCCCTTTATTTCTGACAATCCTGTGTTGCTTAAGAAATAAAACGTACACGCTGCATCTCTGAAGTCTGAAGCGTTGAATACAAAATTAGAAACAGCCTGCGTTAGTGACCCAAAAACGTAAGAAGGCCCGTTAAAAACGCAGTTGTTAAACACATACGAATTTGCGTCTGTGAAAGACAGGCCAGCGGCCCCCCACCTGACGTCGACTGTACCAGCCAGCAAAAAAGCGATGTGCTCGCAGTTGAAAAAACCGCGCCCAGAATTAGCGGATGTTGTAATGTTTGCAGATCCTGATATTACAGCTGGACTTGCCTTCGTCGTTCCAATAGTTGTAACCCCACATGCGTAGAGTTGCATATTTGCATTGAGTTCTAGCTCTGCCCCAGCTCGCAACTCAAGATACGATTTTCTTGGTGCAGTCGTTGTGCCGAATATTAGCTGATTGGTTATGTTTGTAAGCTTGCAGTTTTCATCGACTACAATTTTTCCGTCCTGGGCAACTGTTCCACCTGATATTGTATAAGCTCCGTCAACAGTCAGTGTGTACGCAGCAAGTAACGATATAGAGTCCGTACTATCTGGCAGCACACCCCCAACCCATGTAGCTGTATCAGACCACAGCCCAGATTGTGCAACGCTTATATCCGCCATTACTCCAACCCTCCCACAAGCTGCACGATCACACCGCTAGGCGTCATCTCAACCACTGCCGCTATCTCGTCACCAATGTCCCAAGTGTGGGCAAATGTGTCTTCCTGTCCGTCCAGCTTGCCCACAATGTTGCCATTGCGAAGATACAAAGGTCCGAAAACCTGTTCATCGCCAGTGATGCCGGTGGACGCTTTCGTAGCCTTGAACCGCACCACGCACACTTTCCGGCTCGCACGGTTGACCGCGCCCATGTCGGGGCCATTGCCAGCGGCTACGCCGTCAGCCGTGATTACTGGCGTGACGTCCCATGAGATGGAACCGAGCGCGGCTTTGATGCCGTCGGTGGAGCGGTAGAGCTTGATGAGGCCCGAGGGGTAGGGTTTAGCCTTCTGTGGAAAACTAACACGTTCCCCGCTTGTAAAAGAAGCACGACGTATGCCTTCATATTTTTGAAAATCAGGGTAACTTACACGTCCTTCCATATTAGTACCCTTCTATAGTAACGTCACCAGCACCAGTAAACACCAAAGATTCTATTTCACCGTTGTTCTTGATATCTATTGTGGTATCAGCAGGAAGCACATAACTATTCGTATTTGCTGCAACATTACACTTAATACTAATACCTTCCGCCTTTGCCGTAAGACGAATAACGGAACAACCCAAAAGACCTGTCTGTGTTCCCGGGGATGTGAAATCTACACGCACTTTAGTCAAGGAAAAATAGGGTGTGTCCGCCGTTTTTGTGAAAGTAGAAGCAAGGATCTTAAACGTTTCAACACTTTGCCCAGGTAAAACAAGTACGGAATTACCTTCTGCATCTTCCACTCTGTAGGCTTTATCACTATCATTTCTGTAAGTCGGCATGTTCCCTCCTAGAGAAAGCTCTTATTTTCTATAGTTTCCCACATAGCAGAAAATTCTTCCAAGGTCATCGTTTTTATTTTCTCTTCTAGCTCTTGCTGCCAGGAAAGAATTGCAGTTCCTGCGTATCGGGCATTATCAGAGTTTTCTATGATCTTCTTAGCCAGGTAATCCCGGCTGCAACCTCGCGCTAAACAAAGCGCATCAATAGTTGGCGTCTTAAACGGCCATCAATGCACGCGCTTCGGATTCTTGCACTTCCCAGCTTCTTTCCTCTAACTCTGAATAGCCTTTCTTCACTTCGGCAGCTAGAGAATCAGATTTCTTCAAAAGATGAGTTTTAAGTTCATTCTTTCTGTTGATAAGGACCAACTCCAGATTAGCCGCATGAACTACACTTCCTAGAAAAGTGTAACCCTCTTTGTCTTCTGCATAAGGATTATGTCCTTGGTGTACTTCATAGAAGGTATTCTCATCTTCACGAAAACCTTCTTGAATGAAATAAACGTAAACATTTTGGTCTACATCCGATTTTTCAAGTTCGACTACAACATCGTCTATGTAAAGGTTGTCATCTTGTATGTGCATAAAAGCTCCTAGTACTTAACATTGTCACGGACACGCCAATCAATCTCCACACCTTTCTTTTTCCTGTATTCACATTCTTCACATGGATCAGCATAATTCGCCATGTCTTCCGTTTTACCACACTGCACACAAGCAATGGTATCATAGTTGTAACATCCGCAATTACATTTCCAAGGCTTCTTACAGAATACAGGTGTGTGTTCAGTTACCATTACGCTCACATTTCTCCAGATAAGATTTCAAAGCATCCTTGACTTTGTTTACTGCCTTATCATCTGTGTCTTTATGTTCCACGGCTCTCTGCACCACCTTAGAAGTCAATCCACCACACACAAGCAGTAGAAGTTCTTCCGGTATGGGTTCCCATTTTCCTGATTTATAGACGGTGAATCCCCATACGAGCAGAGGAAATATCACTACAAATGCAGAGAGAAACCTGTTTGTAGAAGGTGATCCCTGAACATCAGAAAACATTTTATATACGAAACCCATACCGACCTCCTAGTGCAGATCAGAATAACAAGTGGAAGGATCCTGGCCGTCTTTGCACATGACTAGGCCCGATATGATACCCACCGTCTTCTCAAAGGCAAACAATTCATCTTGATCAAGCTCCGTCTTTTCGAAGTGCTCAAGGATAACTAGCCCTATAAGGGAGTCCTGGAAGTCAAATATACCTGATACGTACACAGATTCTACATTCTTGGATTTGAATATAGCGTAAGAACCACTATCAAATTTTGCCATATCTTCAACATCGGGAAAATAAAGCTTTCTTTTCCTTATCACACCGTAGCTCAGTCCCGAAAACACTCCCAACGGCACATCACGATAATTCTGCATTTCCGGCTTTATGGTGATGGGGCACCACTCGTTGGTAGCAGAAAATTTGATGAAGGGAATTCCTTTTATATTCTCTCCACCATTATGAAATTGGAGCACGTAGGCGCGATCCCCGCCTGCTTCGTACACCATCTTTTCTAAAGATGACTGAATCAATTTATTTCTAAGGATATTTGTAGGGAAGTTCAACTGTAGTTGTGCTTTCTTGTTGTCATACCACTTAGGAAGAATATTGGGGAGGTCCTTCGAAAACTTATAAATCTTTGTGGTCATGTAAATCAGGTAGGGAACTGCAAAAATAGAAATAAGAAGTATTGCTATTTTGTTGGTGGTGGTTACGTCCGGCAGAGTCATGAACTTTATAAACGCCAAAATCATTTCTTCCAGTAACCTTTCCATTATTCCTCCAAGTGGTCAGGGATCACAGAAAGATTAAAAACCTTACAGAACTTAGTAAGCGTTTCCAATTCTCTCTCAGTGAACGTGAAGTCGGGCAGCATATCCATTTTCAGCAATAAGGCGTAAAATGCCAAAGTGTCTTCGTTGACTTCTGCACCATTGACCATCATACTTGTGATTGATCCTTTGGCCACTGCAAACTTTTCGTAATCGACTTCCTGCATGAACTGAAAAAACTCAATCTTGTTCTTAGGAACTTTAACATTGCAAAGTTCTTCTGCAAGACTCAAAGCAACTTCACGATTCATCAGCAACCCAGTAGTCGGGTGTTTTTCGATAATCTTGATCTGTTCTCCGTTTTCCATTAAGGAAATGGAAAAATTATCATCGATATCCGAAAAAAGTTCAAAATCCATATAACCTCCCTAGACAATATAATTGTTAAATGCCGGTGTAGTAGCTTCATACCAGATAACATTTTCGTTCACCGCTGGCAACGCTCTGAAAATTCCCTTGCTCTTAAATCCTTCATTATCACCAGGATTGAACTCGAAATCTGATACTGACTTGCACTTAGGGAAGATATACCACATAAACTTATCACCTATAGGATAAGTGAACTTTACTTCGAAACGAAGATTCTTTCTGCTCGCCATCATAGAGCCGAGAGCCAGAGACACGTCTGTGACGCCTCCCCCAAACAGTACCGATTGTGTCTTGGCGTTGTGCTCGTATGCGCCGAACTCAAGAAAGAACTCCATTTCAGTGGTGAAGATATCGTCATCCATAACGATACCGTTCACTAGCTGTTTGGTTATAGTGTTCTTCGTTTTTGTGTATATTTTAATTCCATCCATACGGCACAGAAGATTGGCTTTCGTCGTTACCGATTCCTTGTTGCTATAGTTAGCAGAGAGTGCATCGACTACAAAAACATCACCAGAACCTAAAAGAATGGACGATCTATCAATAATTGTCTTGGACATAACTGCTCCTGTTAAACTCTGGGATTACTAAGTATAGCTATTTCTTCTGTGGTAAAGGGTTCTGCTCTGAAAATAATATCCGACAGCCACCCACAGAAAGCAGATTTACCTACGCCGCTACTATACTCATGTGCTTGCCCTATAAGCCAGTTTAGACCACTAGAAGGGATGGCCCAGGACAGTGTTCTCCTTTCTAAAAGCACACCATTTATATACATTTCATGATATTCGTTTGATACAACATTCACTAGCACGTGGTAGGGTGTTAAGTCCGCAACGCTAGGAAAAACAATAGTATCTACTGTATTAAAATCTACACCTTTAGATAAAGCCGATTGAAGTCCGTTTGTGCTGTTATACCAAATTTTATACGGAAAGGCAGTTACACTATTTGCGAAGTATTGATTTGAGTTCAGAATGTGACAACCCACCTCACATCTAGCTTTATCGAGCTTAACCCACAAAGATATACCAAAACTAGAAGGAAAAGAAGTATTGAAACCTAAATTACCATATCCAGTTAAGGATGGTGTGAATTTTGGGCAGGGATGATCCGTTAATTGATCTGCTGCCAGAGTTACCCCAGGAGAGTAACTACCATTCACGGTTCCCATTTCTTCCACAATGGTAGTTCCTGATTCCTCATCCAACGGAAAGTATTTAGCTGGTGGTGTAACCAGCTTACCTACATAATATTTATAATTACGAACGGGTGGAGGACTCATCGGAGGATTATTTTTGTAGGGGTGGTCAGCAGGTAAATCGCCAACAAGCCCCCACTTGTGGGCGAGATACCCTTCGATCTTTTGCATAGTTTCGTTAGTTATTGCGGAGGTAAACGCTACTATTTCGGCTATGTCGCCGTTTAGGAATTGGTCGTTATAGAAACCACGCCGACCTATTACACACCCGCCACCAGTTAAAGTGTTCAATGTTTGTGTTTTTGATCCTACGAGTGCCGAATTACGATAAAGGCTAGTCACGCCAGCAATATGTGTCCACACAGCGATTTTTGTTGTTAGTGTGGGTGTGTTATTTTCCGTTATGTCGCCAGAACCATAACCATTAAAGTAGGGATCGCCACTCCCCGTATTGCCCCTGACTGCCAACAGTCGCCAGGTTGCACTAGTGCTTGTGTTTGCGGCCTGCCCAAAGAGTGAGTTTAGCGTCGTGGTTGATCGGGGTGTGTAAACAACGAAAGCCGCACCATCTTGATTGCCTGACCACAGCGCAGAAGTTGAGAGCCAATCGTTGGACCCGTCAAATCTTAGTACGGGCAGGGAATTTAATGCGTTTTGTACGAGAATCGGACGAAGGGAATCTCCCCCCGTCTGGGTCATGTGCCTTGAGTTTCCGCTCTTGTCTTGCCAGGTTTGAACGTAACTGCCGGTAGAAAAAACGATTGTCGAACCATCTGCCGCATCCAGCCATTGCGCCGTTGTTATATCAGAAGGGGTCCAGGCAATACCACTTGCCCCTGAAACTGTAACCGTCAACGTTTTAGAAACTTCATTCACACCATCCGTAGTATGGTAGGATGCGGAGCTATCTAACGTATCCGGAACAAAAAGATCACCAAATTCGTCATTGGGGTAAAATGTCCAAGAACCATTAGCATACACCTGAAAAAGACCCCCGGAAGTACCGGCTACTTGTACGCCCAGATTTAAGGCATCACCATTAACTTTGGATATAGCTAATCCGGTTGTGCCTTCTAGTAAATTGCCAGCTATAATGGTGGTAGTGTCTGTTTCATATTTTATAGAGGAAGGAGATGATAACTTGTAGGGGTGGTCGGAAGGGAGTGATTCTGTTATTGTGGTTATCCCTAATAAAGCATCCCACTTATGGGCAAGATACCCTTCGATTTTTTGTAAAACTTCTTCCTCCAGGCTACCAGAAAAAACAAGAATTATTTCGTAAATGTCACCGTTCCATTTTGAAGAAGTGGTATACCATGTAGGAACCTCAAAATTTAACCAAGATAAATTTGTAACCGACCCAGTGGCTCCAGCTGCCCTTGAACCATTTATACCTTTGCGTGTTTCTCTTGTAGTTTTTCTTTCAAAAAAGGCAATACCTGGATTTTGGCCCAAACTGTGTGACAGGCTGGTAATGATTGGGGCCAAGTCCCTGCGCGTTTCTGTGCTTACCATACCATTAGTGGTTAAACTGAAAACAGGAGCTACTGGCCCGGAGGGGCTTCCAGTATTTCCTTGCGGGCGGAAAAGCCCGTTGTGGTTTGCATCGCCAGTAAAATATCTAACACCAGAAACAGATTCACCGTAAACCGTTGAACTTACTTTTTTAGGCCGAGCTACCGCAAAAAGTGTGTACTCATTTACCGTACCATCTGCTATGCCATTAAAAAGTCCAATTAATCTTAATCCAGACCCGTAAGAATATACGCAGTGCCCTTCTTCAGAAAAGTACGGATCCGTAATTGCTTCTACACTATCCGCATGTCTATCCTTTCCGCTTTTATCCCTCCACTGTGAAACCCTACTAGCAACTACGTCTAATGTTGTACGATCCCCTGCATCTAACCACAGGTCCATATCCACTGCGGAAGGATCCCAACCAGATCCAGTAAACTTTCTGGGCGGTGCGTATTTGTAGGGGTGATCAGCAGGAAGGTTGGCAACAAGTCCCCACTTGTGGGCGAGATAGCCCTCGATTTTGCGGGCATTGGCGTCTGACAGCTCTCCAATAACGCAAACCATCTCATAAAGGCCGACTGCCGTACTTTGATTTGTGTCTCCGTTGACGCCGCCTATTGAAACGTATGCGGAGTTGGTTGCAGCCGTCACCCCGGATGAGTGCCCGGTCGCGCCATATGAGATGTCTGCACCGTTTATTGCCACGCCTACTTGAGCATTTTGCCAGTTGTGGTGCGCGCGGACGATTGCGTTGCCAGTTGCCGTGTATGGCGTTTCCTTCGCCGCAAACGAGTCCGTATCCAGTCTGCGTTGCCCAACAGTGATAGTATTTGATCGGACGCCCAAATATGATCGAATCGAAAGGCCAGACGCCACCGTAGCGGCAAACAGCCTCCTGTAGTCTGTGCCAGAGTTCGCTGGAATATTGCCAGTCATAAAGATGTGCAGGCTGCCGATAGCGTTACAAAAACCAGGGTCTGACAGGTACAAGTTATCGTTTGCTCCGTCAAAGCTGACAACATCAGTCCCAAGCACCGGCCTATTAGCGACAGTCCCCTGTTGTGCGTAGATGCTCCCATCAACATCATCCCAGCGAGACACCCCGGACGAATCTGTGATCGTGTCACTCTGTGAGGCGTCGATCCACAGCGCCGTTGTGATCTCTGAGGGTGTCCACAGCGGAGGAACACCCGAAACCTGAACAGACATTTGCTCCCAAGGACTTACAACAGGTGTACCACCTATTTCTCCACCGTACCTAGTACGCATGTATGCTAAACCAGACTGTGAAAGCACAACCTCTATAGAGTACAAATCAACCGTATTACCATAAGACGAAAACATCAAAACGGTAAATAATTCGTCACTGGCTACTTCCCAGTCAGAATACAACCCTGCCAGTGTTCCACCATACGCTATTTCTGGATTCTTTGCCCAAGTAAAACTGATAGGAGCATTTCCGCCATCCTCTGGATACGTAGATGCTGGATATTCGAATTCTTTTATGATAGAACCGATCTCTACAGTATTCTGAAAAGCCTTGCACTTAATAAACACTTTACCATTGGGCAGCTTGACGATGTAGACTTCCGTAAGCTGATCAGGGTCTGTTCCTGTCATGCCCAGAATAGAAGCACCATAGGGCCAACGAACGCTATGCCCTCCAATAGAATCCTGCCGCAAAAACAAAACGTACACAACGCCAGAAGAAAAATTATCCCCAAAACCCGTAATGAAGGTGTCTCCTACCACTTCGGCTATCATGGCTGTTCTGCAACCAGCACCATCCATATCCAAAGATATGTTCCCAGAAATATCACCGAAGTTTTGAACCCTTCCGTTATAAACTTCTTCTCCTTCGATATTCCAGGTCGTGCCTCTTTTCACCGCAAGTTTATTGGTACTCCCCACAGGCACTGGGTTCAACACCATGTTCGCTAAAGGGGCAGTCTTGTTATTAATATCTATGATATTATTGTTTAATTCAGTAAAGGAATTTACATCCAAATCTATAGCCATAAGTACCTCTACAATGTAAAGTTTGCTACCACGTTTACCATGATCGTAGTATCAATTTTGTATATTCTCAACCATGTGCTGATATTAGGGTCTGTGTTAATTGTTCCTACCACCACAGAACTAGCAAATGTGGGAACAAATCCACCTGTAGCATCTTGAGTCAGTACTAGATCAATCACCATACCAGTTACAAAATTAGTGAATACAAAATTCGTAACTTTGCTGATAATTATGGTAAAGAACTTCCCCGAAACAGTGTTTACTGTGGTGTCCGCCCCTGTCCCGATAGTTAATGCTACTGCGGATTGTGGAACGGGGTATGGCGCAGCCGAAGGTTTCCATTTACCAATAGCACTGTCCCAGACAGCTACTTGTCCTTCTGTAGCTGTCCCATCCCAAAGACCTTGTAGTTTATTAAAAATTTCATTCTCTTTCTGTGCATTTGCATTAAAAATATGCTGCCACCACTGCTGACCGTAATCTATCGTCTCCAGTTTACTTGGACTCTGAATAGCCATGAAACCCCCTAAACCGTATAATTTCCATCGGTCGTTCCTACAGCTAGATTCACCGTAGCGCAGTATTTTCCAAATTCTTTTGCGCGAACATTGACCGTAAAGCCTGCTGCATTAGATACTGAAAAAGTAGCTACTTGTACAGGAAGAACATTCCACACAGTGCCGGTGCTCAGTTTCCATTCAACCACAACATCCGTATCCGATTCTAAGAAGAAAGTAGTAGAAGGCGAAACACCGGCACCAGCTGGTGTCATATCCCTGACGTAAACTGTGAACACTACTTCCGCGCCAGACCTGCTGCCATTTACCCTCGATATAGAAAAAGGATTCAAAGCCAAGGAAGAAGGACCGACAGTAATGGCGGATACGGAAGACAGTGGTATTGCCCCCATCAAGTTGGCAGGTGCTATCTTGTAGTACCCGGCAATAACACCACTAGATGGTGTATAAGTGCATTCCGGATCGTCAACTATCCAAACGCCAGCGTTCGCGCTATGAGCGGCCTTTGTAGTGTTCATAACGCCCCTGACTACCCCTGTGAGCGTTATTGTACCGTCATCATTTAGCGTTGCTGTCTGAAACTTCATGATCTCATTGTCAATCACGAGAAAACGGTTTTCACTAAAAAGACCTGCACGACTCAAAGAAGGTATATCATACTCAAGCTTGAAAGGGGTGAAAACAATGCCTACCGTATCATCTATGTCATACGTGGATGATGTATATGCTACCTTCAGAGTACCATACATCGAATACTCACCAAAACTTTTTGCAAGGCTGTAATCCTCTCCAGTTGCCGAGTAGTACAAGTGAAACAAATTCTCGTACTCAGTTTCCCTAGCAGCAAGAACAAGAATGGTAGGAGAATCAGTAAGAACCGTTCTCGGAACTTCCATTATACGTGTTTTTGTTAGCGGTATAGGCTTTTGAACTTCACGCGCCCAGGTAGAAGAACCTGTTCCGATATCAACCCACTTATCATCAAACAAAGATTCAACAACCTGAACACCATTGAAAATAATCTCGTTAGAGTCAATATTCTCGTAATTCTTTCTTACAATGCGGAAGGAAGCATTTCCTAACCCCATTTGTGTGTTAGTCAAATTTACTATCATACCCTCATTCAAATCAGCGTAGCGTAGAGAAGTTGTAAACTCTACCTCAGCATACGGGTAACTCTCAAATTTTATTAAGTCCGCCAGCCTTTTCTGTGTTGCTCCCAAAGTGCGGAACATTGTTAAATCATAGGTTTTAGTATAAATTTTTCCCAACAAGTTCACAGATGCCGAATTCTGCACAACTGCCGTTCTTTCAGTGAAATCCTTAGACTCGTCTGTAAACGTGGCCTTGATATCATTTATTGTATCTTCCCAGGATCTTCTGGAAAGTGTAAATTTTATGAATTCATCCTCTATAGAACCATAGGAAGCTTCGTAAGGGTTTGAGGGGTTAAGATAGTGCCTGCCTCCGAACTCAAAGTAAAAACCACCCAAAGGAGTAAGTATCTGCTCTATCTTTTCTCTAACTTTACCCTGATTACCTACTACTAGATTAATACCGTAACCCTTGTTGTTCCAGTATGTCGCAGCCAGACCAAAGGAAGAGGTATCAATATCAGTGCCTTTGACACCAGCAGTGGTAAGTATGTACCAGATAGCATTGGCAGGATTAACACCATTATTAGGATTTGCCCAAGGATATGTGTGATTACTCTCTACCACAAAATGAAATGTAGGAAAGCTCGTACCGGAACCACAAAATACTTTACGCATCAAAAGTGTACACACCCCACTTACAGGAGCAAAGTATTCCAAAGGAAGTGTAAAATTTGTGTTACCATCTCCTTTATTCAGAACAAGGCTGGTTGTTTCTGCCCCTTGCTCTACTCCCTCCATAATGCCGGACCACGTGGGGTTTATTTCCGAAGTAATGAACTGCTTATTTTCTTTATAGACCCCCAAAAGCCTTGCTGGTCCTATGCATATGGATTGCCAGCAATCAAGATAATACTGATAACCCGTAGTTGTGGATTTACTGCCCCCACCTTTACCGCCGCTTTTGGATTTCTGTTTCTTTACTTTCAGATTACCATACCAAAGAATATTTCCCGATATCTTCACTCTTCCGAACACGACAGGATAAGGTGATCCCTCAGTAGCTCTTGTTATGTTAAAATCATCAAGGCCAGAAGCCTTAACGGATGGTTGTTGTATGTTTGGCTTATATAAAAAATATGTTCCTACGGCAACCACAGCCATGATAGCCATACCCACGATCATTCCTGTGACCATACTATTTCTCCTCAAAAAGACGAATTTTGTATCGGGTGTGCCTTCTCCACCACTTTACGTAATGGGTAACTTCCACACCCGCATGATTGATACTGTGTATCATTTTATTATCCCCATCAAGGAGTATGGCACAATGGTTAGATAGTGACTGCTTCACTGTTGCGATCAGTATGAAATCACCACGAACATAATCCTGATCAGAATTTAAAACCTTCTTAAAGCTCAAATTTTTATTTACAAGATTCTCATTAAAATTCTTGCGTATAGAATCTTCCACTATAGGATTATCTGTGTGCTCGTGCCAATCTCTACTGTAGTAATCGTAAGTGAGAGTGCTCAAAATACCTATATTTACGTAAGCCTGTCCTATAAACATCGTGCAATCAGCACCATACCCTTTCGCTCGTTGGTAATGTGCGTAGGGCGTTCCTTCCCAGGAAAGAAGCTCTTCTTTGAACTTCTTCCAATTATCAGGATTACAAAAATAAGGGACAAGCATTTTAAAATCCCCACAGTACCGGGTTATCTGAAGGTATGTAAGCACACCCTGCGAAATTCTCTATGTTGTTGAACTTATTCTTACAATCAATAGCAGATTTTGAACAGCCTTGGTATGCACGTAACACAGAGCCTACAGCCACCTTAGAATCAAAAGGAACATGAAGATTAAAAGTGTTGTTTTCTCCAAGTGTTATCCACCTGAAATCATTCAAATACGCTACATATCCGCCAGTGTACAAACTACCGTTTGCACCGATATCTGTAGATACAATCCCGCCTTTCCCTGTAAAGCTCTGGACTACAAAGTTAAGCATGTAATCCGTAGCAGATAAACGGCATTTGTTATCAAAAAGAGAGTTCTGGCAAAAAGAAGAGTGTATGTCCTTAGGCCACACAGCATCTAAGATTGACCCCAAAGACACGCACTGAGCGACAGCGTAAATTCCCTCTATCTGTACAGATTTTATTACGCCTGTGAAAATATTGATATTCACAGTATCAAAACTGGCCACTCTTCCTCGTGTAATCTTTACTTTCGTAGGAACAACGGGGTAGTTGGAAACATACCGAGTTAAAGACTCTGTAAGCGGTGCTGTTATTTCGCAAGTTACCTGCTCAAATGTGGTGTTTCTGTTTATAGTACCCCTTTTTATATGCACAGGTTTATGCTGAAAACCTAGATAAGTTATGGGGTCCTGATACGTTGTATACCTGGAGTAAGCTTCTCCGTCAAAGAATTCATAGACTTCGGCAAACTCATCAACAGCGGTACTGGAGAAATAAGAGGATGGTATAGCCATTATACGTAGACCTCCGCAAACCTTATATTTATTTTAGCCGTATTGCCTGAAGTGAATTCTAAAGTGAACTCATCCAAGTCAAACCGAACATTCTTATACTGTTCGATGTAAACGTTGTCACAATCTTCATCAAAAATCTGAAAGGTTGTAGGATTCAGCATGGTAATGGTTGTGTAATTCTGATTTGTGGAAACTCCAGATATAGAAGTTTCGAGAGTGTAGCCCCTATAGCGGAGCCTTATCTTCTTATTAACCATACCGCTGAACTGTTCAGCAAATGCGTTATTTTGTACCCGCAACTGATTAACACCCTGGTATTCGCCCCGAACCACATTGAAACCACTCACAGGCCACAAGTATTCGAATTGCTTTACTCTTCCTTTAGATCCGCAGATAAAATCAAGAAAAGAGTAAATCTCCTGTTTTGTTTTTAATTTGAAAGTTCCAGAGAAAGATTGAGGATGATTAACACCATACGGGAATTTCTGATAAATCAACTGAGCAGTACCTAAGAACTCACCAATATCCCGGTAAATCTTTTGCTCAAAACCTACAGTATCTTCCCAATCGAAACCTGTAGAAAGAGAAGAAGGAAGAGCGGGCACACCCACCAAAGGCGGCTGGTTCTCTCCGCGCATTTCCTCTAATTCCATGCTCCATTTAAGAAGCTTCCCACTTAAAACTTTAGGTTTGGCAGATTTGAAATATCCTATAATCATGGGGAAACCATAAACATCCGAAATATTCGGAAATTCCTCAAGTATAGGATTCTCAACCACAATCTTGTCCGCAGTGCGGGACACTATCTTTTTTGCCACCAGTTTGTTTGTAGTCCTTTCTATAAGGCAAATATAATCGCAATATCTATTTAAATTCCAATGGTCACTCACTGCTCCGTGCATGTGAACGGTAGTCATACCATCTGTAATGTCGGAAACGTGGAATATCTCCTGGAGAATAGGCACACCAATAGTTTTACTTCCAGCAAAATTTAGGGCGTTGCTGATCATGCCCCTAAACTTCTCAACGTGCGAAAAGGAAATAGACCTCTGTGGTTTAGTTATTAAAGGTCGCCGCTGCTCCCGATTCTTTATATCTTTCGTCATCACTGTGGAAAAACCCATTTTGAACTTCACTGGATCATTCCAATCAGCCCAGAAAGGAAAAACAATAATTCGTGTTGCCTTTGTTTCCAAAAGATAGTTCAGCGGTATCATCCCGTCCACTGTAACTTCTATTTGGAAATCTGTAGCAGAGCTTATTGGTCCTTCTACAAAAACAGTCAGAATACCGCCAGTACCATAACCAGGCTGTAGTGTGAAATCCCCAGCCGTGTAAAATATGAACGTAGTTCCAAAATCACCAACAAGAACTGGTTCTTTAATGGTTGCACTTTTGTCTGTCCAAGCATTCCAAATATAATATTCGATTTCTTGCTGAGACAACACTAAACCAAAATCCACTTTCAGTGCAGGGAAAATATGAACTTGATTTTTAATAATATCCCAGAAATTAGGAGCAACAGTATTAGGGTTCCATGTATTTTTATATACTCCTATAGAACCTTCCTGTGTATTGTATGGGAACCCAATATCCTCACCAAAATTATAACAAGAATACGGAGTTCCCAAGATAAC